TTATGATGATGCTGACTTGATGAAGATTCTTCATAACCTCTAACATTTTCCATACCCAAATTCCCCCTTAGTTAAACTCAAGGGCATATTATTCAGTGGTATGAAAAAGGTGACCAGAAAAAATGAATAATAATTTGGCTTTATTGAGGAAATTTTAAGGTGACAAGAGTTAACCTGAATATCTCTAATGATGCTTGTGATTATTCATCTACTGGAAAGTATATTAAGGATTAACTAATTTTTTATTTTGGATCTAATAAAATACACCAATAAAACAAGCAAAGAATCGCTCCAATTACTAAAAAAGATAATTTGTTCAAGAAGTTTTCGATTGCTTCCTTGTATAATCGTGTTCTTTTTAGAGAAGATAAAAATATCACAAGGAAGGAGGGTAAATTTTGTTTAAAGACAATAATATTTTTGGGATAGGAGTTTTAGCTATTCTTTTAACAACTGTATATACTGCTGTCTTAGCATCCCAATTAATGGCAACAAAGCATAAAGTTGATCACTTATATTTTAAAGATAAATTTAGTAATCAAAAATGAGCCTCCAATTATTAATCAGGATAACTATTACTGTTGTAAAGGTTTAAAATCACTATCCTTTTTATACCGCGATGCATCAATATCATTTTTCTCATCTAGCAAGTTTTTTGAATATACGCCAAATTCCTTCCAATTTCTTTGTGCTTCTCTAAGAGATTCCACATTTGCTCCGCCAGCAAAATCAGGTTCATCAGATTGTAACGGATCATCCTCCCACCTACATACAACACATATCTCCCAAGAATTTAGTTCAGACAAAGTTTTATATCCACAACAAGGACATGTCAATAGCTTCCTTCCCATATTTCGCCTCCATATTTATCTTTTTGCGTTTACCAGTAAGTTATCTACTGCCATTATAGTATAATCTGTTGTATTACCTCAGATTCTATTAAATTCGCTTCTTCTGTATTAACTTCTTAACTTCCGGATACCACTAGCTATTGGGTATACAGTTATTTCAACTGGGATTTATATATTTGTGTCAATTAGAACGGATAAAGAAAAAGAAACAAATAATGAACTCTATTTTGAAGATAATGAAGCGAAATTAAATGACTTAAAAATCAATATCACAGAAACTTAAGTTATTCAACCTGGTGAAAAGGGAAATGAGTATGGAGAAAAACCTGTATTTGCAATTTGGTATGAAACAACTAATTTAAGTGATACAGACATTAACCCTACTTCTGGATGGATGACAGTATTTGAAGCTGTACAGGATAATGATCCTGATGCAGTCAATACTCTATAAGTTGCTGGACTTCCAGATGACCAATTTCTTGATTCTCAATTAGAAACAATAAAAAAAGACGGGACAGTTAAAAACGCAGTAGCTTATGAATTAGATGAATTAGAAACTCCTGTAACATTAATAGCTTCACAAGGTATAGGTGGCGATAAATTAGGTGAAGAAAATTTTAATATTAAATAAACGTTTTTTTAATAGAAAAAGCCCTTCTCAAATAAGTTGGGCCATTAAGCTCTCTGAACATATAAAATATCCATAAATTTAAGTTTAATTGTTTCAGTGTAATTTTCTATATGTATTAATTTTGTATTACCATCCATCTTAACAACTTTGCCCCTAACAGAATCTTCTCTTTTCCACACGGTTAGTCTAAGTTCATTCTTTTCCCGCAATGCTTCTGTTAAGGTATTGGCAATTTCCTCTAATTCAAACTCATCTCTTGTCGGTCTTGCTGGTTTCTTAACCTTCTTAGGCTTTGCTAGTTCCATAATTATGCACATCTCCTTACTTTTTGTGTTGGTCCCATTGATAAAATGTTAGAGAACTTAAAAGTGCGTTGCTGTTTACTAGTAAAACAATAGACACTAAAGAACTCTTCATTCACTTTAATAACCTGAATCCTGCGTTGACTGATTTCCCCTTTATTGTTTTGATAGATTATTTCTATAACCTCGTTACTTTCTATAGCCTTCTTAAGAATCCATTCATCAATAAGACCTCCCTTTTGAAATACATTATATAAGAACAATTGTTCTAAATCAACATCGAATACGAACAATAGTTCTTATGTATTTTAAATATATAAAGGAGAAGGATGTCATGATTAGGGACCGTAGGAATATTAAAAGGACAGCAATTGACGCTTTTGATATACTTTCACTGCTGCTTCAGTTTTGGTTCCATATTCTTTTGTTTTTCGATATCATGAAGCATTTGGAAAAGATGAACTATTCCTTCTGCATCCTTTTCTATTGAAACGCAACTCTGTATGCTTTGTATTGCTTTAGTTGACAGGCGACTACTCTTCTAATCTTTGTCGTCCATATCTGAGAATAAAGACTGTTTCAAGACGCCCCACCATTTATGACATGATTGACTTACTCGAATTAATTGAAGCTGGGAAAAATCCCGGCTTTTCTTTTTTATAGTAAGGAACCACCTATAACAAGCAATTCAGCTTTATCTTTGTTGAATGTATCGATAACTTCGATTATAGGGATAAATTGCCCACCTTCACCTGGAGACCTACTGAATTTAATTAAAGCATAATCCCTGTCACTTCCGTCATTTCTTCTTTCAAACTTCTATGATTATCTTCTGCACCTTACTCATATAAATCACCATGGCTTGCTTTTTGAATGAGCTTTAATTAATGCATAATTTGGTTCGTTTACTTCGAAATATTTCATTTTTCTTCACCCTTTCATCAATAAATCTCTTATTTATTTTAAAGTTGTCAACATTTTGCCGATATTCATAAAGGAGGTGAGTTTTTTGGATATTGCAGCTTTATCAGTTAGCATGCACCAAGCTTCACTTGGTCAAAGTATAAGCATAGCTTTAACTAAAATGTCTTTGGACAGTACACAACAATCTGCAACACAAATGATGGAAATGCTTCAGGCTCCACATCCAACATTAGGTAACTCTATCGACCTAAAAGGATAAACACAGAAAAATGTATTCTCAATAGGATGCATTTTTTCTTTTTCTTCAAATATACATCACTTTCTTTTCTGCTTCTTCTCTTGATGTCTGAAACCCAAATAAATAACCAAAAACACAAATACTTGACCGAACCAATAACCTATGAAGAATTACCTGTTAACAACCTGTATTTTGTCGTTCGTGATCCACTTAGTTCATGTTGTTTATTGTCGAATAAATAAAGGATTTGTTAGTTTTTTTGGATTTTTATACACTATTCAAATCCCAGTATTTGTTATATTGTAAGTATTGCTTATTACATTTAAAAAAGGTGGTGAACCTATGAAAAAAAATCTATTAAAATTTACACTGGCTCTTGGATTAGTTTTCTCAATCTCATCACCAGTAACTGGAGGAGATGTAAAACCATTGATTTCTGACTGCGGTGGTTCAGAACATCCAGTTCCTTGCTGGTCATACTAAAATTTGTGTAATAACTCATATGAACCTTAATTGGTTCTTTTTTTTATGAAATATAATAAAAAGTGAATTGAATAATTTCTACAGTGGTTTGAACCTTGATAATTGATACGTTCTCCTTGTAGCTTTTGTGTTTCAGTTAGATTGATCAGCAATCCTCCCTAATTTATTGGTTTCACTCCCTTCCCGGTCTTGCCATCTGTTTTACCTTCCAATCACTGTGTAGCTAGTTGTTCTTTAATTAAGCCTGTTATTTCTCTTGCAAATTCAATTCGATCTTCTAATTCGTCACCTTCATAAGACTTGTCCATCATTTTTCTAAGCAATCATGAACTTGGAAAACTAAATCAGAATGTTCAGCAGCAACATATCAATTAGCAATTGATTTAATATATATTGTTGAAGTTCTTTGAGAAAATTTTTCTGAACACCTCAGCATCTCCAACTGTTTTACCTATACTGTTAATGTTTATAAAAAGGTAATTATATGACTAAATCGACTCTTGCGAATGCTTTTCAGAGGATTTTAAAAAATGATGGGTTGCCTCCCCTTCCTATTCACTCAACCCGTCACACACACGCTGTATTACAAATGGAAGCTGGTGCGGATATGAAATACATTCAGGAACCTTTGGGGTATGGAAGTATAAGTAATACCTCTGATGTTTATTTCCACATCAGTAAGAAGATTGAAAAAGATAGAATGAACAAATTTGAGGAACATATGAAAAATGTACTTGAATAAAAACCCCTTACTCGTCTTCTTGTTCTTTGTAAGCCAGGGCAATATCTACAATTTCTTCTGGTGTTAATTCTTTATCACTCCAGAAAATTAAATCACTCGGTGCTGGGTGTGGTACATTCTTTTCAAGAATATCAATATACTCACTTACCTCTTCGTCAGAAAGTAATGGGTTTATTATCTTATTTACTAATTGAACTAATTCTTCTTTTGACATTTTATTTTCCATGTTATCCACCATCCTTAATTAATTCCCTTTCTTTCCAAAGTGATATGCAGGATCCAAAATAATTTGATGCATTCTTGGAGAAGTAATCATTAAATTATCTAGATTATACACTTCTCCACCTTTATCAATTGGTTGTTTATGGGGCAAGATATATGACTTATGCTTACCGTAATGTTCAACCTTTGGAGCAATTGGAGCATTCCCGCTGCCATTCTTGCAACGTTTCTTGGATTGAATTCACTTGCAAAACTGGAATTAGCAACAGATTTCCAAAATTCATTTCGGAAATCATCAAATGAATAAATTCTTTCCCTATTAATTGGTCTCTTACTTCCTTCGGTATAACCCCTATGGATGCTTGATTATACATTAGTTTAGTTTGACCTTCTAGAGCTTTGTCAAAATTAAAGATTTCGTTTACAATCCCTGGTCTATATCTGGCACTTCCTCCATTGCCACCAGAGAGCATACTTAATAGTTCTACTTTGTCTCTGCTCTCAGGTTTAGTAATGCTATTTATCGCTCCTGAATCAGTATTAACGCGTACCACACCGCTATCGGCTACTAGTCGATTATATGGATTAATATTGTATGCAACATCATCAGCCCATGCCCTAGTAATATCCATACCCTGCTTACCAAGTTGTACTGTTCTATTAACAGCCTCTTGGCTTAGTCTATCTGCTTTCTTCATCATTCCTGGTAGATGTGGCGCGAAAGGTAAACCGGCAAATATCCCTTGAGATAAACTAGCATGGCGTTGTTCATCTGTTAATTCGTTACCCAACATATCTTTTCCTGTTAAATATTCAGATAAACCATTTGCAGAAATCAGGCCATAAATACCCATCTCCGTTTTTTCCAATGTAGAAAAAGAACGAACATTCTTGTAAGCACTCATTGCGTGTTCAGCTGCACTAACACCTTTGGTAGCGGAGTAAATAGCACAAATATTTCTAATTAAGTGAAAAATTACGGATAATTCATGCATAGCAATATTTAAAATTTGATACAATTAAAAATGATGATTCAGAACTACTAATATCAATGAACGTAAACACGGTCCCAACCTAAATCAAGAGAAAAAGAATGAATAAACTCAGCTAAATCATAATTGATGTCACATCAAACTTATTAACGGTGTTTGATTTTACATTCCAAGCAAACTTACTCTTATCTAAAGTAGTTTCATCTATCCATTTTACTTCAGACTTGTCATAATCCTTACTTAATGTCGTATCGTTGATTTGATAGCCTTTATACTTAAGGTAGTTAACGAATTCTCGATGCTTGCCCTTCATGGACTCGTTTCTTCTCAGCATATCTCGATGGTAATCGTGGTCTTGTTCATGGAATATATCAAAGTAATGCTTTAATTTTTCATCTGCAATTTTTACTTCGTCACGATAAATAATCCCGTCAATTTCTATTTCCTCTGGTATAGCAACTTCATATTCAGAATTACGTATCTCAGAAGTGGGTGTGTTTAAGTATCGATATATGTCCTTCACAAATTTAAATGTGTCTCTATTTAGAACGGCTCCAGACGAGTAACTTTCAAAAGACTTATCCTCTTTAATGATTAACCACTCATCACCGCCACCTACCTGCTGTATAAAGCAAAGATTCTTATAGTAGAAGGCAGTACCAAGTGCCCAACAACCTCCTTGTAGCTTCGTAAGCAAATTTTCTAGTGTCTTACACTCTGAAAAAGAATCCATTGTGAATGGCGGGTCGTATGCAAGTGGAATCCAGTGGTTGTTCAATCCAATCTCATACCACTTAGCTAACCAGGTAGTATCAATTTCAAAACTACTAAAACTGACACATATTAACCCGGAATAAAAAAAAGCCCTGGTATTAAGATATACCAAGGCTTCTTCCTCTTAATACATTTCCATGTATTGATCTCTCTCCCATGGATGCACTTGTGTGCGGAACATAGGTCATAGGAAGAAGCCACCCTTAAAATATTGTTAAAACCCTAGTTTTATGTGATTTATATAAAAGAGATTATCAAAATAAATCATTATCCGTTATGTAAAATCGGGCAATTATCGGGGGTTTTATCGGGCAAAATATATCTAGTATCGGGCAGTAAAACTAACCGACTATCGCCTGTTTAAATAGCCCCACCAATCTGTTTCAGTACATTTAAAATTAAAGGTGATATTTGAATTAAGACATAACCTAATCCAGCATTTTGAATTGTGGACCAAGCCTTTTCACTATTTCCTAACATGAAGAAGAAACAACCACCTACAATAATCACTGATGCAATCGGAAATGATAATGCAACAAGAACATCGACTAATGGATCTAAGGCATGAGCTAATGCTGATATAGTCTGTTCCCCCATCCATTCTTTGGCACTGGCAGGTACTGCTTCCACATTACTTGCTGCAAAAGCAGGTTTTGCCATAACTAAAGGAATTGCTATTGAAGTTCCAATCCTTCTAACAATCTTACCTACATTTACTTTATTCTTTACTTCCTTTTTCTCCTTTTTATAACTACCTGACATGAAATCGTTAAATGCTATTGTTTGCATACTATTCACTCCTTATTTAATGTCTTCAATCGTGTAAACAACACAGGGAATATCCTTACACAGTTCTTTTAATTGCTTCTTTCTTAACTCTGTTGTGGTTAACCATATAAGTTTAGGGAAATATCCAAAATGCTTTTCTAAGTGGCCCGCTTTATATAAAGCAGCATAATTTTTTATTTTCACTCTGTTCTCCTTCATCTTTTGAAGAGAGTCCACTTCTAAGAAATGATACTTCCCACCAGCCTTAAACCAAGTATCTGTATAAATAGTGGTGATGCCATCGCTCACTTTAACTTCGTTAGCCCATTCTATGGGAAACTTAGCAAAGATATAGAAATCATTTCGCATGATTGTGTGATTAACAAAAGGGTTTTTCCGTCTAACCTTATTAGAATTTATATAGGCTCTACCTTCTGCATTTAAGTAATAAATCGTGGAGTATTCTTCTCTGTAGCTTTCTAAGTATGGAGACAACTCTTTTAGTATTCGGTTCGTATTCCTTACCTTTCCTAGTTTGTGGAGGGTCTGTAGTTGATCCCGATTAAGAAAGTCCAGTTTTTTCAATGATAATAGGATTTGCTCTTGTCTCTTGTTCAATTGCTTCAACAGGCTTCACCTCTCTTATGTGTGGTTCTATGGTGGATTCAATAATATCTGATTCTGTTAATGGAGTTTGAACAATAATTTTGTTATCAGCAGTTTGATATATGGCACGACCTTTTATTTGCGGCAGCTGCTCAGCTCCAGGACCATCCAGGACTACATTCGAAGCTGTGGAAGACTGGACTCGAAAACATAACTTAGCATCACTGTTTTGTTTACACTGCCGTGGAATAACATCCCCTGTTGGATATTGGGTTGCCAAGATTAAACGAAAACCTAATCCTGCTCCTAACCTAGATATCTGGCTCATATACTTTTGACATTCTTCCTTAATTGTCTTTTCGCTTTTTAAAATGACTACACCATCTTTTTTAACATCCTTCTTATCAACTGCTTCTGCAGGATTTAGCTCCCCGACTTCATCAATAATAATAAAATGCCTTTCTGCTATTCGTGCTTCCTGTACATTCTTCTTCCCAACTGCTCTTACACGTTGCTGCATTCTTCTCATTTCTTTATAAGCATTAGATAAGACCTTCAGTGCTTGCTCAGGCTCATAGGCGATGTTCACTGTTTGCTCAATGTTTTCATAATCACATAGCTCTACTCCGCCTTTTAAATCCACAAGGTGCAGCTTTACATGCTTTGGCCGCTGCTTAATTAAGGAAACAATGATTCCGTTGAGTAAGTTGGATTTACCATATCTTGTTGCACCACCTAAGACAAAATGCGGTATTTTTTCAAAGTCATGCAAAACCCTGTCATTTTTCTCTCTAGTTATGCCAATAGGTACAACCCACTTCGAGCCTTCAAACATCCTCACCAATGTTGGCATTGGCTCTTCATAAACTCTAACCACTAACATGCCATCATAAGACAATTCTATTTCCTTCTTTTCAATTAACTTTTTTTGATACAAGCTTCTTATATTGGTAATGATTTGTTTATCTAATTTAAGTTCTTTCAAGTCGCCTAATTGTATTTTTACTTTACGTGTGTTTAAGCCGGCTTCAATTACCTGTTGTTTATTAAGATAATCTTCAAAGCTTCGTCCTAAAGGAATACGATATTTATACTCTGTTCCCCATGAATAATTTCTTTTCTTTATCTGCTGAGCAGTTAATGTCTGAGAGCCGTCTTTTACATTTAATCCTGACAGTGCAAATATTTTATTTAATTTCTTTGAATCATTCCCTACTCCACTTTTTGAAAAATGTGCTTGAAGCGCAAGGCTTCCCATCAATAAAGTTGTGATTGCTTCAAAAAACATAATATCCTCCTTCCACACGCCACCTCTTTATAGATTCCTAAGAATCTATCCCATCGATCTAGCATTTTAAATATAGGGTTTCACCCCTTGATATATAGGCATCTGGCATATGCCCGAACTAGCTACTAGGGTGGCATTTCATCTGGTATAGTAAATGGTATTAGAAAAAGCACATATTTATTCTTCTTTTAAAGAATTTTAATTTCTCTTTTTCATGAACTTAAAGTGCACAAAGGATAAAAGAACATTTTATAGAATAATAATAACGGGTGATAACATGCTAATTTGTCATTTAGAAAGAGTCATTAAGAACAGTGGATATAAGAAAAGTCATGTTGCAGCACATATCGGAATTACTGTTCGTCAGCTAAGAAAATATGAAACCATGGAAAGTTTAGCTCCAGTAGATAAAACTTACATGCTGACAGACCTCTTAAATTGTAAATTTGAGGACATCTACGAATGGGAACGAGGGGAAAAGAAAGATGGAGAAGAAGAAAAGCATATTTAAAAAATGGTGGTTTTACGTAGGAATAATTGTAATACTTGGAGCCATTGGTGCGACTCAAGATTTCCTTGATGACGGAAAGATTAACTCAAAAGCTAAAACAGCTAATACAGAAGTTGAAGATAACGAAACAAAAGAAGTTAATACAAACAAAGAAAAAGAAAGTACTAAAGGAATAACTCTAGACCAATATAAGGAAAGAGTAACTAATGCTTTAAAAGAAAAAGGTGACGATACTGAGTTAAGAATTCTTTCTGACGAAGAAATAGAAGATAACCGAAATGCAATTACATTAGCTGATGGTTTAGCAATGTTTTTAGATACTGATGATAATAATAAAATCATTAAAGCGACTGTTGCTATTGACGCTATACTTAAAGAAACTCAACCGGATGATTTCATTTTTGCGTTTGATTTATTGATTGGAACTGTTGATGATTCCTTAACTGTTGGAGAACGTACTAATATTAGAAAATCTTTAGAACTATATACTGAGGATACATATGAAGGTAAACAAGTAACTACAGATGACTATCACAACGTTTCTTATACCTTTATTGGAGAGCAATCAAAAATATATACTTTAGCAGCTGAATATAAATAACAAAAAGCCCTTCTCAAACGAGTTGGGCTTTTAAATTCTCTGAACGTATAAAATATCCATAAATTTAACTTTAATTGTTTCAGTGAAATTTTCTATATGTATTAATTTTGTATTACCATCCATCTTAACCACTTTACCTCTTACTGGATCTTCTCTCTTCCACACAGTTAGTCTTAGTTCATTCTTTTCCTCCAATGCTTCTGTTAATGTATTGGCTATTTCCTCTAATTCAAATTCATCTCTTGTTGGTCTTGCTGGTTTTTTAATTTTCTTAGGCTTTGCTAATTCCATAATTACGCACCTCTCATTACTTTCCGTGTTGGTCCCATTGATAAAACGTTAGATAACTTAAATGTTCGCTGCTGTTTAAGAGCAAAGCAATATGCACTAAAGGACTCATCATTCACTTTAATAACCTGAATCATACGTTGACTGAATTCCCCTTTATTGTTTTGATAAATCATTTCTAAAACTTCATTACTTTCTACAGCTCTTTTAAGTAAACCTTTCATCAATAAGACCTCCCTTTTGAATTACATTATATACGAACAACCGTTCTAAATCAATATTGAAAACGAACAATTGTTCTGGTATATTTTAAATATATAAAAGGAGATGGATGTCGTGATTAGGGACCGTGGAAATATAAAATGGACAGCAATAATGCTTCCAGAACATGTTGCAGCAGTAAAACAAGAAGTAATAAATTTGGAGAAAGTAAAGCAGCCTATCTTAGATGAGGATAGGTTAACTGAAATTGAAATGCTAATACATGAAGCAATGGAGTATAACTTGCAGTTGGAGTTTAAACTATTTAAGAAAGGATACATCGAGTCCATAATTGGTCATACACACTTTATTGATTACATAAGGAAAGAGTTTCGGATTAAAGATAAGGATGATTCAATTCATAATATTTCTTTTCAAAAAATTGTGGATGTACAGAAGGTATAAGGTTACTGAAATAACCCCATTTAAAATTAAGTTAGTCTATGTAAATTTAATCGAACACACTATGTTGAAGGTTCAAAAAGACTTGAAGAAAATCAACGATGAAATGAGAAAACTCAAGATGAAGGTTATTCGAGGAGAAAATGATGGGGTATTCACTGAATATAATATTTACTACAAGGGTTATCATGAGGAACATCGTTTCTTTAATGCTAATCTAAAGAATAACACACAGAAATTATTATCTGATTATCTACATAAAGACATATAATAAACCTTACTTTTCAGTTAGGTTTTTTTATATACATAATACTTTCAACTTTACAGGAAAGTATACCAGTTCATAGAAAAAAACCCAAAATTTATTTAACATTTATTCCACTATCCCGATATATAACTATGGAACTTAAATTATGGGAGGTTTTACTAATGTTTAAAAGGATTTTTGTAGCTAGTATTGTTATTATTGCTTTCTTATCGCTTTCGTATAGCATTCATTCATTTGCAAACGAGGAGGATACCAAGGCACCTATTGACTATTCAGGGGGACTACTTGATAACAGAATCGGGTATAGTGCTGTAGCTTCAAGTCAGACTGCAAAAAAGGACGAAGTTACTACTGTTACTGATAACGATGAATCCACATATCAACTCCTACCGCGTTATGATGGTGGTGCAACTAGATTGGATCATTTTATCTATGAGTTAACTGAGCCAACTAAAATTGGATATATTCGGTTAAAAACAGATATTCCTGAAAGTCAAATTAATGTTTATTTTCTAAATAGCTCAGGTGGAGTTCTCAAGACTTATACTCCAACATCAACAACTAAAGATGGTTCATTAATAAAATTACCTGAAGATATTAGTTTAGTTAATGTATCTAAAGTTGCTGTTCATAATAAATCAACTAATGATGTTAATATTATGGAATTTAATGTTTATTCTACTATTTATACTGAAGAACCAGTTACTGATGAACCTGCTACTGATGAACCAGTTACTGATGAACCAGTTACTGATGAACCTGCTACTGAAAGTAAAAATGTACATCTTAGAATACAAATGGTAGATGGATTTGAAAGAGAATATTTCCTTACAACTAAGGAAGCAGATGATTTTGAGAATTGGCTTAATAAAAGATTAAATGATGAAGGTGCTGCAATCTACACATTTAAAACTAAAGAGCTTCCAAGAACTGAAAACTTAGTATACGATAAAATTGTCTACTATGAGATAACAGATCTATAATACTCCCCCCCTTGAACCTCCCAAATTTTCCGGGAGGTTTTTTCTGTCTCCAAAATGAATTATTCACCATAAATAAAAAAAGGCCCTACTCACAAGAGTAAGAAAGTCTTTTTATTTTATTCAATTACTTTAATTTAGTTCATAGAAACACACCCTACACCGAAAAATAGGGTGTGTTAGCAAGAGTATCCCAGTCTCCTATTTAAATTATTTCCTTTTTAAGTATTATTATGCGAAGAATACAAAATAAAAAAGCCCTACTCCGAAGAGTAAGGCGGATCTTAGCGTGGAGGGAAGTATTTAAACTCACTCTTTTTTGTAATTTTTTGACTTTTTTTGTCGAATACATTGTTAATTAGTAGAATTATAGGATATATTATACAAGGTAAAATATTACATAAAAAAAAGGGGGACTTTTGATGAATTCTTTATTCAAAAAAATCGGAGCAACTGCTCTAACACTTGGGTTAATAGGTACTGCTTCTACAGATGTTTTTGCAGCATCTACTGAAGTGATACCAAACGAAACTATTATTAATGTGGGAAATACTGAGAATATAATGACCCCATTTGCTGCTGGATGGCAAATGATTGGTGGCGGATCAACCGATTGGTCATTCAAGAAAGGGAGTAGTGGTACATTAAGCCATGTTTCTTCGGCCGGTGGAGACTTTAGAATAACGTTTATGTCAGGACGTGGAAGTTTTACATTTGACCTAATGGAATACGATCCAGGAAGTAATGCAGATGAAGTAGTAAGGAAAGGGATTAAGATAACTTCCGATAATACTATTACTTTCAGAGATATTAGTAAATTTAAAGACGGCGATAACGATAAAGCCGAGTTCTATATTAAATATTACGACACTAAAACTAGTGGCTCCTATAGAGTATTTTATTATGATTAATTTTTAAAAACCTTGGAATCAAGGTATACTTTTTTTAAAAGCCACACTCTATATGTGTGTGGCTTTTTCAGTGATGAAAATATCTAAACCATATGATACTGACTTTAACTTAAAACATTCTATTCCACGTTTTGGGACCAACTTTACCGTCTACCTTAAGTTTTTGACGCTTTTGATATGCTCTTACTGCTGCTTCAGTCTTGGTTCCATATTTACCGTCCACAGATACCTTTACAGCTCGCTGTATACGTTCAACATCTTTACCAGTACTACCTTTTTTAATTACTTTACCTGGATAAGGAACAATGGCTTTTCCATCATCTTTGGAAATGGTAGCCTTTGTTTCAGTTTTCCTTTCTTGTAAAACTTCTATATCCCAAGAAGCAATACCGTACTTTTCTATGATGGAAATAACCTTTGTGGAGTATTGTGGATCAGTTGCATATCCGGCATTGTGGATGGCTTTAATTTGAGATTTGTAGTCTTTTAGTCCAATTGCTTTTGCATAACGTTTATTAACTGTGAGGAATACTCCATAATCAAGAATAGATGTTGCTTGGTCAGGGTATGCACGGAAACCATCTGTAATGTCATACCTTTTTCCTCCATACACTTCCCAAGTGTTCATCATGGCGGTATTACCTTGATAAGAACCTTTGATTCCGAATAGATTATTGTACTTGGTTGCAAGACCACTTCCACCCCAAGCACTTTCCAACGCTGCTTGCCCAGCTGCAACAGAAGGCAAAATACCGAATTTATCCCACAAAGCTAATGCTCCAGATTTAATACCTGCTAAGAATTTATCTGTTTTTACACTCATATTAATTCCTCCGTTTATTAGTATTTTTCATCCATAATGTCTGGATCTTCTTTTATTAGTTCAAGTAAAGCCTTAATTTTCTTAATCACTGTTATACCTCCAATTAAAAAGAGCAGCCATTGAATGACCGCTCTTACTTTGTTATTGCTTTAACTCCGCTATATAATCCACCAGCTGAAAGGCCAATTATCAGACCGTAAATAATCCCTGTCTTCAGGTCTACATTTAAATATAAAATACCTATAGGCAACCCCAGGAGTGCTGATACCAAGGGAGCCATCTTTGTAGGTAAGTCTAAACTGCGTTTTAAAAGCTCAACTAACGCAATAATTACGGCGATAAAAACTGCAACTGTTAATTCTTCCACACTAATCATCCCTTCCAAGATTGCATAATCAAATCAATGACCGTATATAAAAAGCCCCCACCACCTAATATGGCAAGAGCTAATTCCCAAACTTTTGTATTATTGTTCTTTTTAATCCCCAACGTATGAGTAATCAGCTGATCCATTAATCCTTTTTGTTCTTTTCGTTGTTCCTTTATTTCTTTCCTTTGTTCATTGATTAATTCTCTTTGTTTTTGTCCTTCTTCTAATAAAGTACCTTTTATTTCTATCTGTGATGTCTGAACTGCGGTTAACTCCTTCTTAACCTCGCTGTAGTTTTGCTCCAAGGCTAATATCCTCTTCTCATGGTCCTGAACAATTGACTCCATATCTTTAGTTGATACCTCCGTTCCTTCTTCCATTTTCCCATCCCCCTTTTTTTCTCTATATACAAACGGACTCACCTCCTTAAAGGCAATAAAAAAGAGCCCAATTAAGGACTCTTTAACTTTATTCTATAACTATTGCTTCCATTGAAGGGATGGTGATATCATACCCAGCAACAGACTCATAAGTAACTGAACCTGTAATGGTTCCGTAAACAGTAATATTGTCACCTCGTACTGCATCAGTTCCAAACCTACTATTGTATTCAACATATACAACTTCATTAGGATCTTCAGATACATTAACCCTTAGTACAGTTTGATTACTATATCCATTTTCTTCAAAATCAACTTCATCCTCTTGTATTTGAAGGACTTCCCCCGTAATCAAAGTTTTTTCATCATAATATCCATTAGGATTTTTTTCCAATTCCTTATAAGGAATTTCATTTTTGTATTCCTTAAGTATATCTTCTAAAGTATAGGCATTATCAATTTTTTTCTTATAGTCATCATACCCAATAGAATAACCGCCATTTTCATCATCTTCATACACAGAATCCTTAAATTCTGGGAATTGCTCTTCAAAATCCGATTCACTTACTATTTGATTATAAATAAATGAATTTACATCATAATTTGTCTCTATTTCAACTCCAAAGTAATACTTCGCTGAAACAAATTTTGTTCCATTTACATCATCATTGGTAAAAGTATGTGATATTCTTTTGTCTTTAACTATTTCCTTAACATCTGATACAGGTAAATCTTTAATTAACCTAAAATATTTAGAATCAACATTTGGGTAATATTGTTTTAATGTTACTACAGTACCATCTGGTAAACCAGTTTCAAATTCTACATACATAGAGTTATCGTCTTTACTATACTTAGCTGCTTTAGGCTCAATTTTAAACAATTCGTCTGTTAATTCAATATTATCTGGAACTACCTCTGTAGATTCTTCAGCAGCGTAAGATGTTTCTGTACTTTCCTGATTACTACATCCCACTAAAGCAATAATTAGTAGAAAAAATAATGCTGTTATTTTTTTATTCATGATGTTTCCCCTCCGATAATATGTATATCTTTACCACATAATATTATCGGAATAAATTGTTTTCATTAAAGTATTTTTCACATAAAATCTATAGGTAATTTATTACAAAAATTAAAAATTTTCAAAGAACATGATTAGAGATTATAATATTAACTTAATCCACCCAAAGAATGATATCCATAAAGGGTTACTAATCAAAGTTGCAATGCTAAAACCTACCGCGAAATTTTCCTCCATTGAACTCACCTCAGTTGTTTGTTTAGTTCTCAGTACCCGCTATGTCCGCACCTACAACATATTAGTCAAAATTAGAACTTTTCTCCCTTTTTTCTCTACAAACAGATTCACCTCTTTAAAGGGCATAAAAAAAGCACCTATTTAAGGTGCATATCAACAATTAGTTTATTTTGTTTTCTATGATTACTTTACCTTCGATTATAAACTCAAAAAAAGGCTCACCTTCATTTTGGATTCCAGAGAAATAACTGCTGGCAATTATCCGAATACTCTCAAGTGATTGTCTGTTATAATCCATCCACTTCATATCAACCTTCGCAATTATACCTTCAGTAATTTGAACTTTATAAAGAAATTTTTTATTATATGTCTTCATGTAACTTCGGGCAGATTCTTCATTATCAACAACGTAAATACATTTTAATCTAGATGGTAAAGTTGGATAGTCCTTAACCCTAATTTCTTCGATTAACATTTCTTTTAAATACTGTGCATAATTATGATCGTTAAACATATAATAATGGCTATTTTGAATAACTTGTCCGTATTTCGGCTGTAAAATAGTTCCTAATTTAAGATTATCATCAGATACATGAAAGTATTCTTTCTTCATGGAATTCCCCCTCATGTAACCAATATACACTAATAATGAATTAAATTGCTGACTTTTCTTCCACCGGTGTATCTACTGGTTGTTCGTCAACGGGTACATCTTGAACAACAGGCTCTTCCACAGGGATAATAGATTTAACATCTATACGCGAAATAATAACATTACCAAAAGCGACCGTATTTACATCATTCCGGTTAAGTTTTTCATTAGTTTCTGCAGCATTGTAATCAGTTACCTCAACCTCATACTCGCTACCGCTATGTGTTTTAATTCTTAATTTAATCATTAATACTCCCCTTCCCCTCTGCTTTGAATGAAAAATTGCGTATAGATTTGAGCGTTAATTCTTCCTAAATCATCGGGAGTAATGTGAATTGTATGCCATCCTCTACTCACTTTACCTGAACTATCCTTAGATAAATACGGAATAATATTGATATTGTCACCATTCAAAGCTGTAGCCGGAACTGCAGTCCCATCAATTTTTATAGAAACATTTTTCGGCATTTTATCCAGTTTATATATTCCAAATTGCAAGTCATGCGTATGATCTTCTAGGGTAAAGTTAAAAGGGTGAGTATGATCATCAAGGGTAAATTCAAATGGATGAGAGTGTGGTTCTAATTGAAAGCTAAACCCATGACTATGTGCTGGGAATGCTACATCGTGCCCATGTTCAAAATGCTCACCATTAATTTGAATTTCATGAAGATGATAACCATAGTTAGGATAGCCCTCGTCTAATTCTTCTCCTCGTACAGCATTAGTAGGTACACCGGTTTGAAGATTCATCTGTGTAAATGTTTTTGTGGAAGTAGACTGAATTGTAGCACCTCCACTTTCAGTAGTACTACTTTTAATTGTACCTCCACCGCCACCTGTCGTAGATGCCTTTACGGTAGAACCTCCGCCACCTGTTGTGGAGGCTTTAACAGTGGAACCACCACCCTTTGTTGCGCGTCCATATGACCTAAATGCTTCAGTTTTATAGGAAAGTATTGCTTTATTTAATCTTACAATTTCTTCTGGGAAATAAACCATTATCTCAGCAGGGTTTTCTGAGTCAGCATTATCATTGTAAGAGTAGTTTGATATATTGGTAGCACCTTGGGCATACAACTCATTTATCTGCTGCCTACGCTCTAAATCAGTTTCTGTAGTAGCAAGGTCTCCCTTAACATTTCCAAGCTCTAAATTTACATTCCAAGGTTGTCCTTTTACATCTGATTTATTTTCTTTTTTAATTCTTAAATCAGTAACAGGAAAATCATCTACATTAATTCGAACGACTTTGCCCTCCTTGAATTTATCCTTGGATAATCCTGTTATTCTTGATAAATCCGCAGCTGTTATACTCCAACTAACCTTTGGCTTCTTCCATTCCTTCAAAAGTGCTTTAGCACTAGCCATAAGACTGTTAGGGTCTTCAAATCGTGTATCAGCCCAAATATATTCCCTTAAGCCGTGTTCAGCTATGGATACAGTATCTTCCACGTAAGGAAGTCCATTATTCACTTTCTTAATGGTTAATTGGTTGTCACCTTCTCCATAACCAAGTGGATAAATCCTGTTATAAATACCCATTGGGTCCTCTTCAACTTGTAAATCAATAAGATTGTATTTCTCTCTAATCTCACATGTTGGTTCTGTTTCAGGTGTAACTAAATTTAGAGTCCATGGATAAGAAGTGGTGTCCCATGTCCATCGGTATTCTTCATCAAAAACCTTTGGAATACTGAAGATGGCAGACAGAAGATTAGAGTTCTCCCATTTATAAGAAAAATACCTAATGAAGTCTACCTGTCCTAACTTCCAGTGTTTAACTCCCTGCCGATCTATTAGCATTTGTATATTTTCTCTTGTGGAAATATTGGTGGTTTGTTTGTAACCGAATATGCTTTTATCAAGCAATGTAGCTAGCACATGCTCAAGAGTATAACCAACTTCTTTAGTACTTTCGTTCTTAGTTGTTGCTTTTGGAACTATTCGAAATAAACCAATGTACTCTCCTTCATCCACAACCTCAATGTAAAATAACGGATTGCAATATTTATTTTTCACATCATTTAGTGGCAATGAAAAAGACGCCCCCCATATTTCATTGGACGTCTTTTCATAACTGATATCGTATGCATTTTCTAATATGGCTGTAGATATTAAATCTTTATTTTTGACTGTAAGCATGGTTACCTCCTTTCTTAGAGCACTCCACTAAACATTTAAACTGTTATCTTCTAACAATACACCGTAGACAACATCAGCAATTTTATAGTATCCATATATATTGAAATGGTAACGATCATCCACAACTTTTCTTGTCTGTGGATTTCTTGCACTAACGGGGATATCAATTATAGGGAAATCGTATGTTGTATCAATATTTAGATAAACTGGAATTGTATTTTCAAATTCCTTCATATAACGTTTATTTAACTCTTGGTAAGCAATTTTATGTCTAAGATAAGACAGTCTACCTTGACCAAATTTAAACTGTGAATTTGCCGGTGGCGGTGTTAAAACTACAAATATCTTAATATTAGAATTGAAACTTTTAATGGAAGCAATCATTTGTTTCAGATTACTTATAACCGTTTCAATATTTACCCACCAGTCGTTTGTTCCTAAAAAGATAACCACATAATCAAGTGTTGTGTATCCTTGCGAGCTCATGTAATAAGGGAAATCAAAGCTGGAAGTTGTAGGGTTATAAAATGCGTTAACTACTCCATTTAAGGTTTGATTACCTACATAAGTTCCAGTAGCCCACCCAGCTCTTCCTTCATGTAAGTTAGGCGCAGTACCTCTAGTTCCTACAAGTTTTAAGTTTTCGCCACACATTCTTTTTAGTTCTTCAATATAGCTGCCGCCATTTCCATCATCTGTAAGACTGTCACCAATAAACATTACTTCCTTTTCTTCTGTTAATCCAATATCCGTAATAACTTGCAATGAAACAGATTTCTTTATTAATTCATAACCTTTCAGATCATAAATCATAAATGTTAAAGTGTGAGTTCCAACATTAGACTGAGTGGGGATTACAGAAAACCTATCATCATAATAATAACCAATTGGACAGTCAACTCGAATTTCAAAATGGTCTAAGGTGAAGTCTGACTTAAATATATTTTTATAATAAACATTGAATTCATGACCAACTACAGCAACCAAGCTATTAGGTAAAATAATTTCTTTTTCTGTGGCCACTTTTGAAGGGATATTCAAATAACTTACATAATCTTCATACCCACTATATGTAGCACCTTCTTCTAATTGAACCGAATCAATAACAGATGTTACTGCGTCAATGGACAAAAACCTTGTATTGCCTTTAGATGTGAATTTATCTTCCGTAGAATAAAAAGGTGTTACAGATATGAAGTTTCCATCAATATCCCACTCTACAACTCTGGCTATATTCTTCGTTGCATAAGTTTGATTAGGTTTCCCCTCAAACATGTCCGAAACAAAGTAATTTTCTCTAACAGTGGGTATCCCGTTTGTAGTGCCGTTATACCAGTATCCCTTTTTAGCATTCGCTTTGTTGAATTTATTTTTTCCTACTACCATATCAGCTAATTTTTCTTTCCTAACGGATCGGCTGCCAAGGTTTTTTTCACTGATATATTCAATATATCCTTCATAAGTTGTAGCAGCTGTTCCTTCTTCTAGTTGAGCAGTATTTATAGTTGATAATGGCCCATCAAAAGAAAGGAAGTAAGTATTAGCTGAAGTGACTATAGCACTCATACTTGTATAAATAGGAGTTATTTTTAAAAAATCTCCATTTATATCCCATTCCACAACCCTTGATATATTTGTTGTTGCGTATGATTGACTTGGCTTAGCAGGAATTTTGTTTGTTGCAAAGTAGTTAGCGTTGGTATAAAGTTCACCACCTGATGAGTTATTAAACCAATATCCGCTAATGATTTGACGTTTATTAAATTTGTTTTTACCGATTATTTTAGTATCAAAAGCTCCTTTATTTAGTACAGTAACTTGTTTTTGGATATCCACTGCCTTTTTTATATTAGTATCAAGTGAATCTGCAGTGTTTTTCGCTTCATTGGCATTAATAATAGCTAAGTTAATCTTATGATATGCTTCATCTAGATAATCGCTTGATTCTATTTTTGGTGCATCTGCCATGTTCTCACCACCTACATGAATTGAGATTTGTATTTGAAACTCATTGTTAAACTAAGGTTTGTGCCACTTATCGCTAAATTGTTTTCTCCAGGTAACAAGTCGATGAAGTCCCCTACTAACTTAGAAAAGGTATCTACTCCACCTACTGTGACAAGGTACGTCTCACCTTCCACAATCACTGGTGAACCTGAAACAATATTACTCATGTTAAATGATTTACCATTACGAGTATTAGTGACAGTTAATGTGGTAGCCCTGCCGCTTATTAATATTCTAGGTCGCAGTGCTAATGTACCCTCATTTATTATCTGGATTGTCTGATTGTCTGAAATGTTAAAAGAATGTCTTGCTGGTCTTACATGTGAAAGTATTGGGATATGACTTCCCATTCTAATTTCATCTGCATCAATCAAGAAATACTTAGTCGAATCATTTGCAACTAAAGGCAGTTCAAATTGGTCCATTTGAAACAGCATCTCTGGTGTAAATTGACTAGCAATCTTAGCGATATAATACTTGTCCTGTTCATAGTCAAATGACAATTTAAATTCCCGCGGCTGCCTATATTCATCAAATAAAAAAGCAACGAATTTGTTCTTAATCCGTTGCCTTTCGTATCTGTCTCTAACAAAAACTTTTACTGGTAAACTAAACTGCTTTGCGCCTATTTGGGTGCCGAAACCTAAAAGCCCGGGTAATCCTGGTACCGATAAGGTCTGTTCATTAAACTCTGGTGTGGAAGGATGAACATGGCCAAACTCTTCAATAAGTCCAAAGTCTTCAAATGTATAGTTATCAAGTTTAGTTGGCAAATATCACCCCTCCTTTTCTTGCAGCAGATACAGTGCGATCTCTGAGTTTTGTTGCTATTTTATCAATATCCGCTTCTTCTCGTACATTAAATACAGCACCTTTTAGCATTCCCTCGAAGTTGAAATTATTAGAAGTTGCTCCAGTAGATGAGCCTTTATTTAAATCAGGATAGGCAGCATCTTTCATGGAATCTGATGCCCTTGCTATACGTGCTGTAGATTGCTCCATACCGACAGCAAGACCAGCGCCGATATACTTACCGATTTCATCACGCATTAATCGGGATGGACTATTGATGTCAAAGAAGCTTGTAAATCCATCCTTAATACTTTGTCCAATGGATGTTACGCTGTCCCATATTGCACTACCCATCGAAGAGATACCATCGATTAACCCCTGCATGATTTGCTTCCCTGTTCCTGCAAGGTCAATTCCTTCAAGGAAAGATGTGATGTTACCCCAAATGTTTTCCACCGTTTGCTTTATCGATTCCCAAGCACCTTCCCAGTCACCTTGTAATACCTTTAAAACAGTCTGAATAATGCCTAGGACTAAATCGATTGCTGTTTTAACGACAAGCTGAATTGTTTCCCATGCATATCTGACTACCGCAACGATTATCGGCCATATCATTTCGAAAATCCCTTTTATGACTCCCATTACAGCTTCAATGACTGCTTGGGTGTTGTTCATAAACATATTCACAATAGCCATAATCTGTTGTCCGTTCTCATTCCAAAATGTCTTTATTCTTCCTAGGATTTCCGCAAAGAAAGTTGATACCTCAGTCATGATGGTTGTAACAAGGTTCTTTATATAATTCAAAACAATAAAAAAGACATTCTGAATACTGGTCCATATTTCTTGAACCTTATTCCGAAAGTCTTCATTGTTTTGATATAAAGCAACAAAAGCAGTTACCAAGAGACCAATAATAGCTATAACTGCTGTAATTACAATTACAATTCCCGTGAATGGAGCCATTAATGCAGCAATCCCCACTTCAGCAACTGCAGCTGCACTGGCTAAGGTCGCAAATATTGGAGCTAAAGCAAATATCAACCCCAATAGTATTCCGATGGCTACGCTTATTGCAGTTATGGTTGCCGCTAGTGCTGGGTTATTGCTAACCCATTCAGCGAATTTACTAATTATTTCAGCTATCAAAGTTAATAAAGGTTGAAGTGCTGTTTTTAAATCTGCAAAAGCTTTCTGAAGTTTAACCGCTGGATCAGCATTTAAAGTAGCAGTAGAATTATTTAGTTCCTTGATATTATCACCTAAATTAGCCACTTGAGAGTCCGCATTAAGTAAGGTATCAATTATGTTTTGTCCTTGGTCTTCGAAAATTGTCCCAAAAACCAACGTCCCTAAATCATTCTTTGCAGTGCCTTCCATATCATTTAAGGTTTCTGCAATTTCTCGCATAGCTTTTGAACCTTTTTTTCCACCTTCGGCAATTGCTAATGCCCACTCGTCAAATTTATCAATTCCTCCTTCTACTGAAGAAGCAATTGCTCTCTGATCCTTTGACATAGCTGAAGAAAATTCAGCCATCTGGATACGACCTTCTTTAAGTCCATCTAAAAGATTGTCTATGTTCCATGTACCTGTATTAACACCAGCAGCAAAAATCCCTTGGATTTCAGTTGCATCATAACCAGCTCTTTGAAGTTGCTGACCATATTCAGCTATAATATCAATTTGTTCAGGTGGAAACCCCATTTTTAATAACGAACTAGCTAAGGCAACGGCTTGTATGTCAGAGATTTTTAATTCCGAAGCTATTTCATTAACTTCCTGAATTAATTCAGTAAAATCAATTCCTTCATATGTCTTTGTGATAGTTGTTGCGCCCTGGATTACTGCCAAGTTTGCTTCGTCTGTCGCATCCTTATTTAAAGCCCATTGTCTTCTTACACCTGCGACAGCAGCTTCTTCATCCTCTATAACAGCATTAACATCTAATATTGCTTTTCTTATTGTTTCAATTGAATCTTCAGGTATATCAAATGCCAGCTCTATTTTGGTATCAAGGCTTGAACTTTCTAATGCACTTTCAATAGCCCCTGATATCCCTCCACCAGCTATCATTGCTCCGGCAATGTTTTCAAGATCATAGTCTAGATCTTCAATCGAGCTCTCAGCTTGTCTAGCTTCGCTCTCTAATTGCTGAAGTTCATTCCTAACATTTTGAATAGAGTTGCCGTTATCCACAGTGCGAAGTGTGTTGCTAAGCCGCTCAATATCTACATTAGATCCTAAAGCTTCTATTCCGATTCTTTGGATTGCATTTTCTAGGTCTCTGCTAGTCGCTGTACCATTTTGAATTGCTCTTACTAACCTTTGACCTAATACGTCGGAATAATCTTCTACAGACGTTCCAGTGGCTTCAAACAGTGTGGATAATCTACGGGTACCTTCTCCAACCTTTTCTTGTTCTTTTTGCAAACTATCTAAAGAATCTTCAAATCTTTGAAGGGTACGCTCTGTATCCTGTAATTCCCTTTGAAAAGCTCGATATTGCTCTTCTTTAATTTCTCCACGTTCAAATTGCTGTTGTACTTGGGCTTCTGCTTGTTTAAGTTGGTCTAACTTTTTCCGAGTGTTTTCCACAGACTCTGTTAGAAGTTGTTGACGTTGAGCCAATAACTCAACGTTATTGGGGTCAAATTTGAGAAGTTTTTCTACATCTTTTAATTCACTTTGTAGTTGTTTCGATTTCTTATTAACATCAGATAAAGCACCTTCAAGACTGGTTGTATCTGCCCCGAGTTCTATTGTAATTCCCTTTATACGTCCTGCCATCTTCTCACCTCACTTAAAAGCTGTCATAGTCAGCCTGAGTGGCCTTTCTTGCAATAACCTTTTTCTTCTTTGGATTGCTCATTTCAATGTATTCCTCAATATAATCAAGACACATTCCTATGGTCATATCTTCAAGATCTAATCGTGTTAGTTTACATTTATAACAAAGAGCCAGGTACTTCTCAGTGCTAAATTCCTCACTGTTACCTGGCTCTTTTTCTTGCACATTTATTTTTTTTTTGAAGATTGTATGTTGACCATAATCATTTCCTGCAATTCAGTAATGAAATCGAATATCGGGAATTCATCAAATGATTCTAGCCATTTCTCTGGATCCGGAACACTTGCATCTGCCGTTTTAGCAAATGTCCAAGCAATATTATAAAACACATTGAAATCTAACGCGTCTATAACATCATCATCCATTTCGTCCATGTTCTTTAATTTTCCTAGTTTATTAAGCTTTAAAATTTCCGCGAAGAAATTTTTTCTAAACTGCATTTGGTATTTGATAGGTGTGGCACCATTGCTCTTAAAACGAACATCTTTACCATCAATTGTTATTGTCTTTTCCATCTAATCACCTCACACTTCTGGAATAGCTGCTTGTCCTTTTACATAGACATTTTCATACCAACCATCATATATAGCAGCCTTTGTAGTAGGAGTGGTTTTCGTTTTAACAATTTTTCTATTATTTAGCACAATTGGACTTGATACAAATGTTAACTCATTGGCATTAGGCTCAACTGTATCTGTTTTTGTAGATGAATTAACATTCGGACGATTGGCTGTACAGTTATACATAACGTGACGTACTGCTTTTACATCACCTTCAAATTGAAACAAAAGCGCAAATTGCTTTTGTTTGGCATCCGCGTATTCACTTTGCACTCCATCTTCTTCATCCAATTCTTCGCCTAAACAATCAATCGCGAATTGGTCAGGTATATTAGCAATGTTTAAAGTGCTTTCGTATCCTTGATTATTAGCAGCTGAATAATAGACCATATTGTCAGCATAGAATTCAGTCATATCTCCTCTTGGTTCGTTTGTTAGTTCTACTCCACCCGGGATAGGTGTTGGCTTTTCAAAAGTAACTACACCATCAATAATCGTATAAGGTGCATAATGAACATTCTCTAAACCAAAAGTAACTTTATTTTCTGGCATACTATCTCAACTCCACTTCAAATGTATTTAGAAATAATTCCTCAGAATTGATATAAACCTCAGGAAGCATTTCGTAATTAATTCCGTTTTCCTGCAAAGTATTTTTCAATTTGTTCTCAGCAGTTAGATCTTTCTTTTCCGTATATAATTCAATATCAACCGGAACCACTTCTTGATATATCTTGTTATCTGCAAAAAAGTTCTCTGTACCTTGTGTTCGGTAACAAATATAAGGAATACTTGGAGGACTATCCTTAAAATGTGAATAAGCCACTGGATAACCAATGGAATCGAGAATTAACTTTAGTTCAATGAGTATCATGATTGAATATCACTTTCCACACGACTAATAAACTCTGCAACTACTCTTTCTTCCACAGGAGCAATGTGGACTTGCGGAGGAGTCCTGCCTCCATCCCTATTTGCATGCCCCTTTTCGAGTAAATGGGTTAACTGATAGTTTGTTTTATTATGGACAATCACTTTATCCTTTTCTTTTTTCAAACGCCAACCCTTACGATAATCTCCAGTATTCTTCGGACTGTTACTTTTTAGTTCTTTTACAGCTTCTTTTCCTAATTCCTCTTGGGTATCAATGATTTTTTCTTGAACATCATTTGTATAGATATTCAACTGTCTCATAATTTCGTTTTGTAGCTGATTAATACTAACCACCAGTCCTCACCTCACAATATAGTTCAGTGAAGCCATCAGCCCGCCTATAATCTCGGTATATTCTATACTTAGGACTTTTAGCTGTTAATACCCCATCCTCCTCATACCGCAAAGATTCCTCACCATCGTACTCTTCAGAATCAACAATTATAGCCATTTGCGGTTTGAGATCCAATTGACCAGCTGCTAAAAACTCAGCCCTCGTTACACTAGATTTTGAACAGAATATTTGTCTAGGAATCTCATTTACAATATCCTGTCCCAATTCATCTTTAGATGATGTTGTATTAATAAGACTACAAACATCATCTAATAAAATAACGTTGCTATTCCCCAAGCTTGATTTTAGTGATGGCATCTATATTCCCTGCCTTTTTGATGAGTCTGTTATTAATTCTGAATTGAATGCTCCTGGATAATGGCACATTATTTTGTCTGTTGCGATATGAATAAGCTGCATAATCAGCAATAAGCATTTGATCATCACTTCGGTCTAAATCAAACACAACACCCATTATTTCCATTTCTTCTTGAGCACTTTCTAACTTACTAATAAAATAGGCATCTCTCAAATTATGAGTGATGCCCAGGTCTAGCTTTAGTAAGCTAAGTAATAATTCCTCATTCATTTACTCCACCTCTTGGAGTAGTTCCTCGATATGTTCAATTACACCTTTACGATCTTTGGATTCTTTTTCAAGTTTTAAAAGAACCTCTAGCTTTTCTTTTCCTAGCTCTGCAGTAACAGATTTCTTGATTTTCTCAACTGATTCATCCAAAAGGGAATTATCCCCCTCGGATGATTTCTCTTCCTGTTTTTCTGCAAATAAATAGCCGCTTTCCTGTAAGTATTGAGCACGCTCAATATCTTCTGTTTGATAAACAGAATCGACAGGGAAAATGGCTTTTGTAAACTTATCTCTAAATTGTTTAATTACTTTATATTCCAAGTGATATCACTCCTTATACTGTTGGTGTAGTTGCATTGCTATAAGTAATGTAATATCCAGCTGCAGCATCAACCTTCTTAACATCAAAACGAACATAACCGGCAAGTAATTGACCATAGATTTCGTTATCCACCCATTTAACAGAAGCCTGTTTACGATTGAATAATGTACAGAATTCTTTAGCATCACCCACGAACCCTACTAGATCACCTTCTGCTTCACCGATAATGTCATCATCCAAAACAACAACTTCTCTTCCTTTGATTCGCTTACCAGAAGCTACAGTAATATCGTCTTGTAGTAAATAACGGCCATTAGCATCTTTCAATAAATCTAATTCATTGAACAATGATGCAGACACATAAAATTTAACTGTATACACTTGTTTAAAACCTGTGTTCAATAATGTAACAATACCATCCAATCCAGTAACTGCTTTAGCTGTGGCAGTTTTAAAGATAGCAGCAATTTGCTCATTTTTAGTGTTTAAATCTTGATCACGGATATCTTCTGCAATCAGACCTGGGATATCGTAATCAGCATCATCAATCGCTTCTTGCGATACAGGAATATATCCCCGGTAAGTTTCAATATCGTAATTTACTTCTGTGAAAGTCGGGTGTGCTAATTCCGGGTTTTTAGCAAGCTCTGCAACTGAATTCATTTTGCCATTTGATTTGTGGATGACAGGATACTTTCCAGAACCACGATTTACAGGAACAGAACGAATATATTGAGTTAGATCAACAACATCTACAAGTTCTTTTTTAGCTGGCAATAACTCTTCTGGAATCAACGCTCCGCCTTCCACAGATGTGAATCCTGCGCGCTCTTTTAAAGCACCTTTAGAACGTACATATTCCCCGATTGCTTCTCTTGTTTCTACATTTGCTGGCATGTTTCTTTTCCCCCCTGCATTTGGCTTCTTACGGTTAGAAGCTTCTAATTGTTTTTCTAATTCTTCAATTTCTTCTTCCAAAGTTGATTTCTCTTCTTCGGCTGCCTCAATAGCATCATCATTTTCTTTTACGCTGCCTTCAATTGCTGTTAAGTCTTCCTCTGACTCAACACCATCAATGGAAGCAGATAGCTCGTCACGCTTGGCCAGCAAGTCTGTGATTTTATCCTCAACCGTTTTTAATGAACTTCTTTTTAGATTTAACTTTGCTCCGATTAAAACTGGATTAGCCACGTTTCATCTTCTCCTTTAATTGAGCTTTTCGTTGCTCAAGTTTTTGTTTTTTTATAGCTTCAACATCTCGTTGGCGTGCTGCAACTGCGGTTTGTGGGTAGGCAGGAAATGCAGTAATTGAAACTTCCATTGTGTCTGCTTCTCTTACAATCCATTTAACTGTTCCGTCTTGACGGTGTTCAATGTCCTCTTTAAGTGGCATGAATCCAAAAGAACAACCACGAACCTTTCCAGTCTGCACTTTACGATAAGCACTTTTAGCAAACGGATCTTCTAAGTCAATTTTTGCTCGGCCATATAAACCGTGGTCATCCGCTTTAAGTTCTAAGGTTTGACTACCTGTGCTACCCAAGACAATTCTTGTATCGTGATTATCAAGACACATAATGTCATTACTTCTTAGGCTATTATCGAATGCTCCTGGCGCTATTTCTTCAAAGGCACCTGGCCATAATTCTGTTTCTTGATTGAATACAGCAAAGTATCCTTCAATAAAGGCTTCTCCGTTTTCTTCAGCTCGAGTTTTTAATTCAGACTGAAATACCATTAGTCGCTTCTCCATTTATTCATCACCACCTTTCAATTTATTTTGTTGGCCGATAGCTCCAGCCGGAATGTAGTTCTCTAAGATGATTAACTCATTCATTTCACTGTCCGGATCTAAACCAATCCAATCACGTATTTCATTTCTTCTCATTGCATTTCGGTCTACAAGTTGCACTCCTGCGCTTACCATTTCTGTTAAGTCATACGAGTATAAACTTCGTGGATTTAATCGGAAGTACCAGTCCGGTGAAAATAATAAATCCCTTGTCAAAGTCTGTGAAATCACTTGGCCCATACCGTAAATTCGCGTGTTGATGAAGTTGTTGTATTCTTCTTTATTAAAGCTTCCAACTCCAAGAAAAAAAGCCGGCACTCCGATGAGTCCAGCTACTGTTTTCTTATCCAGTTCTACACCTTCCACAATTGCTATATCCTTCAAGGAAAGTGGTTTTACTTGCTCCACTTTGATTAAGTCGGCAGGAATAATCCAAGGCTTGCCTCCCTCTGTTTCATCAAAGTACTTGTTCATGATATTGTCGCGACCTTCTTTACTGGCCAACTCTTCTGTCATGGCATCCACAGAAATGATGAGGGAAGGCATATATTTCCCACTCATGAAATTATTCTTTGTGGCTGTTGCCTGGTTAAGATTTTTTACAATCTCTTGCAAAGCTACACGATAACCAGTGCCTTTATACGGATAGTTTGGGTTAGGGTTTATTGCAAAATGAATTACTTCATCTGGCGAATAACCCTTGCCATTATAATTAATCAGATATCCTTCATTCGTATCTTCAAAAGACACAGCTTGCATTTGAAATGGTGTTAAATCACTGATTAAGGTTGTGGACGGATCTACACCAATATGGACAACAGAATTACCATCCCCAAATAATAATAGGTCTCGGACTATTTTATAAATCCAACCTTTACGAGTCATGTTTTTATAAGGTTCAATATCAATTTTCCGTGATAACTGATTACGTACCCTTTTATCACCTTCGGTCGTATTCTCCATTAAGTGAATAGTCATATTAGAAACAAGGTCTGCGATTTTATCAACCGCAATTAAAACATCAGGGTTATCAGAAAGCTTTGTATAACCTACTGTATCTACATTCCCAAATCCTAACGTGATTGAATTTGCTAATAACTCATCCAATGAACTTCGTTTTTTCTTCTTTCGATTCCAAAAAGCCAATTTTACACCTCCTTTCTAGCTATTGAGCCAATTCGAAGCATCCGAAGCCTTCGTCATATCCTCTAACATTTGAATAGAGCCAAAGACGGCAGCATCAAAGATATCAATACGTTGATTAGGCATTACCTTTTCGTACTGAATCATATCGTCCGTTTTTTCAATAGCTGCTACGTTTTGAACACAATACTCAAAAGCTTGTGAATGAAGATAATAAAACTTTCCATCCTTTGCCTTTTTCTCAATCCTTCTGAAGCCTTCTGACTTTTTATAAAAGTATTGAGGTTGGTCAACCATTTTAAAGCCTTTCTTCTTCATTTCTAAAAAAAACTCCCTAGAAAACTTACGGTCAAATCCTACCTTCTTAATTTTAAAGCCCTTCTTTTTCATATCTATAAACCAGTTAACAATATCACTGTGGTTAACTGTCGGGGTATTACACATATCTAACCATCCATCATCTTTCCAACCAAACAACGGAATATTGTCTTCTTCTGCTTTTTGAGTCGCTGCTATTATCGGGAACCAAGCATGAGTAATTGTAATGTCTATGTCCTTGTATCGCCCATACAATGCAGCAGCAGTTAAGTCATGCATTTTTGATAAGTCAGCTCCACCATACCAATCAATATTCAACTTAAGTAAATCCTTAATAGTCCATTCATAATTGCGGTCTGATACTTTAAATTCATCAACATTGAAGTATGCTCTAAGTGCTGATGTAAATATGTTTAAAGATTTAGCTAAGAAGTCCTTACGCTGCTGCGGATCATTCTGAGCCTGTAAAGCATCGTTCATAATATCGTTTGGTCTGATTGAAACTCCATATGCTGGGTTAGCTTTTTCATGTTCTAATGGATTTGTATAATCCACATTTCCTTTTTCATCCTCATCAGCTTTAGCAATAAAGACATAATAAGCCTCATCTTTAATAGTTCCATCTAATATTTTCTTGCAATACTGCAGCCGTTGATAACAAAAACTTGTCATGTCATCTCCAGCTGTCGTAATACCAATCATTAGTTTATTGGTATAAGCCTTCATAGCTTCTTTAATGATGTTATATTGCTTCGGTGTTTTATAAGCATGCAATTCATCAGCTATAGCGATATTACAGTTCAAGGAATCCTGTTTATCAGGATTAGCAGCAAGTGCTTGAATATACAATGATCCATCTTCAAAGTTGCCTGCGATGGAGTGTTCCTGGTTGTTGTCGATGACGCGGAAGTTGTCTTTCTCTCCCATTTGCCCAAGATTGAAATTGATAAAGTTAAAACTTTCGAGTGATTGTTTTAAAGCAGCTGCCACAATATACACCTTTGAACCGCTACGCCTATTTAATAAACCCAATGCCCAAGCTAAGCCTGCTGCAAAGGAAGTCTTAATGTTTTTCCGCGGCAAGTAAATAAATGCTTCTTTGAATCGTCTTTCTTTTGTTCCCTTATGATAAAAACCTAATAAGTTGTAAACTTGATATTTATGAAATGGTTCCAATAAAAAAGGCGTGCCCCTTAATGGAGTTCCATCTAACATTTCTCCTTGGGCATGCACAAATGTTTTTTCAATAATTCCAATTACAAACTCCGCATCTTTTGGATTGAAGTCATAATCCGGATTTTCTAAATCTCTAAAGAATCTTTCGCAACCTTGAATCTGTTCTTTGTTGGCAAGCTTGGTGCCTTCCACAATACTCCTTGCATAACCCATTACTAAATCATAATTCTCGAAACTCATGAATTATCACTAAGTATTAATTGCAATTTCGATTGAGTCTTCCCTTTGCTTGATTCCTCTTTACGCTTAGGAACATCAGGTTTTTTCAAACTTTGGAACGTTTTTGGATTAATACAAAGAATATTTGAATAGGTTGCAAGGTCTTTTCTTAATGTTTCCATAGCTGAATAAATAGGAGTCTTACGATCATTTGTAGCACCAGCTTTATTTGTATACTCTTCTGTAATCTGATATCCGGATTCCTCAAACGCCATCTCAAAAGCCTGGTACTGTGCTAACATCCCAGCGTAGATATCAATGGTATGGTCATATTCCTCTTTGTAAACTCCTAAGTGCTGCATGTGTTTTACGGTCTGGTTCTTTAATTGTTTCTTTGTTGGTGCCTTTGCCAAGATGCCACACCCCCTTTCTGTTTTGAAAAAGTCGCTCTATTGGAAAGACTTCCTCTCCTCGGTCTCCACGGCATAAAAAAATTAGGGTTCAAGTGGGGGGGATACTTTTGTATCAAAAATTTTCATCTTATCCACCCAATAGAGTCCTAATGTTGTTAATTCATCATCTATTCTATTGTGCATCTTATCGTGGCATTTAGAACATAAACTTAGTAAGTTCCAATTGGTTAGTCGAAGCTCTGGCCTGTTAAGTAATGGATTGATATGGTGAACGGTTGTTGCATCTGTATGTTTGCCATATCGTTTACATTCTCGGCAGCAATACTCATCACGTTTAAGTATTCGTGTTCGTTTGTTCTTCCACAATCTTGATGTATAGAAGTTAGCCATAACTATCTTAAACCTAACCCTTCTATTCTTATAGGTCGGCTATCTGTTGTTCTTACTGGTGTCATCTTATTCCTAATCATTTGTAGTTCAGTTATAGCTTTATCTATAGATTCTCTATCCAAATCCTTAGCTTGTATTGGTGCCCCACCCATGAACTTATTCATAACAAAAGTGTTATTCTTTATCTCACCACCAAAGAAAGTTCCATTCACTTTACATGTTTCCTCAAACATTTCCTCATCCTTCTTTCTTCAAAATAAAAGCACCTCATAAAATGAGATGCTAATTCCAACTAATTCTTTGCATATTTATTTTTTCTATCTTAGCTTTTAATTCATTATAGGAATTCATTATATCTTCCCATTCATCATTAGTAAATTTGAAAGAATCAGGTAAATTCTTTACTTTCCTAAGGCCTATTTCCAATCGAGCCAACGGCTCTTCCATAAACTCCATATCTTCTCCATTTAACTTATGAGCTGCGTGTTTAGACATATATGCTATGCTTCCGCGTACTCTTTCAATGGCTTGGTATACATCTTCTTGCGACATAAAATCCCGCCAAACTTGATTGACATCATTTTGTGTCTTGAAGTATCTATTCGCATATTGATTAAACATTGCTTTACACCCCCTTCCCCTTTATTATCGGAGAAAGGAAATAAATGGACAATCTTTCTTTATCGACAAATAATGACATAAAACAATAAGTACTCCAAAAAGGAATGCTTTTTTTATATAATTTCCGTTAATTAAGTATCGCTTCCTGCTGCTCTCCATCATGAGACCATGTAACTGAATAAGGTACATCACCTGCTGAAGTAGTAAAAATTAATGCCCCTTTAAATATACCTCCGCTAACAGCAGTATCACTATTACCTATTACATCCATATATTTGGAGTATTCATATTGCGCATCTTCATTTATCATGCCAATATCATTCCCATTAGCATCTTTCAGACTAAAATTATGTGATCTAACAGTAATATCAGAAAAGGTTTGATTACTTATAACAATTGCAACACTGTATAAGCTTTTAGTTAATAAATTTATGTCGACCGACTCTGGTGGTATCATATCAGCAACTAATCCTGCACTAAAAAGTATTTCTTCCTTAATCTGAGTTTCAATACTCTCATTAGTTTGGTTACCTTCTTCGCTAACAATATTAGTTTCTTCTGATGTATTGATACTTTTAGTAGTTGATGCTTCACTAGTTGTTGTTCCGTTAGCACTTACAGTTGTTTGTTGTGAACTAAGCTTTTCATTTAGTTCACTGATTTGCTCGTTTAAGTCATCAATTGTCTTTTTATTCTTATCAATTTCGTTTACTTTAGTTTTCATTTGATTTTTCAGTTGGCTAACTTCATTATCCTTTTCTTCAATTACTTCTGAGTGGGCACTCCACTTCTTTGCTTTTGCCCAAATATCTTTATCCACTAATGTATAATTACTAAAGGTCCAAGTTAATACACTACTAACTAACACTAAAATAATAATTATTGTTATCAAATAACTCCTCTTCATCCGCTGCCACATCCAGTTCTATAGTATTATATAATTTTATTTCAACAGAACAGTGGTTAAAACCATTTTTTTCCTGAAACGAATATATAATATCCACCAAAAAAACATCCCTTAATCGGATGCCTTTAAGTGTTTTTCTTTTTTTAGTAATAATTCAGCAACATAAATTGTTGTACTCTTAGTCCAACTTTTGAGTATTTCCCCACATACTGAACAATCTTCTGTATCTGTATCTCTCATAGGGATATGCCTTGTCTTTAACCAATATTCAGACCCACAATTGCTACATATTTTTTTGTCCATAATACACTCTCCTCCTTTTAATTATCATAAGAAGGGATGATATAGACAATTATTATTGTTCGTCAAATAATGACAAGGTCTAATTGCTTACTAATTATCTGTTATCATAAATAAGCTAAATCTAATTAGAAGGTGATTAGCTATGATTGAAGAAAAATATAACGGTTACGATACAAATATCGTTTGCGATTATAAATCGTACCCTGATTTAAACAGCGGACGCTGCTACAATTGCGATAATGCTCAATTTAAAAGCTCAGTAAAGAGTTTCACTTTTATCCGAAAATGCTGTAAGATCGGTATGAAGAAAAGCATTGAACCATTTAAGGATAGCAAAGACATCCATATGGATGTCTTAATCAATTTTTACTGTATTGATAGTATTTACTTTCTAATTTTTTTTTACTATCAAGTATTCTTTTAAAGGTACTTTGTACCTTTTCTATAGCATCTGCTCTTTCTTCCTCATTAAGTTCGTTTTTAACAATTAACCGCGCCATAAATTTTTGATAAATCATTATTACTTGCACATCTTCATACTTCATAGATTTGTAGAAGTTAGAAGTATTATCCTTAATTGATTTATGAAATTCTAACAGTATTCCTTTAATAATTTCATTTTTTTTTGCGTCATTCAATCGAGCATCAATCATAGACGTCCTATTTAAATAAACTTGATGATCCTGAAGTAATTTATCAAATATAATAAGCTTTTCAGTCGCAGTTTCTAAAAACACTTCTTTATTTCTATGCTGTATAGTTTTATTTACTCCAATATAAGTAATTACTCCACCTAGAACAGCACCTATAAAACCGAGTACACCACCTATAATTGCATCATTCCACTTAAACATTTCATCTAATACATGGAAAAATAATAATAAATCACCTAAAAGCAAAAATAATATTATCCCATATAACATATACTTTTCAATTCTATTTTCCACTTAACTTCCCCTCTCTTTATTTATTTTAAAGAAAAATACCAATAACACAATTCCCTATCGTTCAACAAATTGTGACAAGTTTCGTCTTTATTTTTCACTCCAAACAGTCACTTTACAGCAACAGAAATGACTCATGTTTTTATTACTTTCTACTATCCTTTCCTCCTTATCGCTCCACCACGGCCACGACTATATCTATCCCTGTCCATGCCCATGATGTTAATCCAGTTTACCTTTTCTTCCTTAGACTGCTGTTTCTTCTTTTTCTTTACCATCTTTCCAAGCTGCTTTAATTGTTCTGTTTTAAGATGATTTTTGATTTTCATATCATCACCTTCTTATTAGACTGTCAGACTGCTAGAATTGGCATATTTCACGTTTTGTTTATCAACTCGACTAAATAGTCATTAAATTAGAAAAAGCGCCCTAATAACTTAGGAACGCTTCTCTTTGAATTATTAACTTAATATCATAATAACACACTTAAAACAAAATACTCTTTTGGATAACTGTCCATTTTCTTTCATTTCTCTTTCAAGGCTATTAAAATTCTTCTTTTTTATATCCCATTCCTTTATATGAGGCTTTTAAACAATGTATAAACCATTCCTTCGTATGGACTGAATCGTGGAAGATAATTTCATGCTCAAAACCTGGGTCTCTGAGACAAGTTATAACCAATTTGGTTTTTAGGGGAAGTGATAGTGCATTTACTTCTTCTACAGTTTTTAAAACAGCTTTCAAACCTTCGTATTTTAATATTTCATCTGAAAAACCATATAAGTAATCATAAGTTGTGGCATCAAAGATTGATAAATCTGATATATCTTCAAACTTTATATAAGTATATTCTTCACTATCGCTTATGCCTGCAGATTTAAAATAGATAGCAATTTTTTCATTTGCATTATCCATAAAAACAGAATAGATATAAGCTGTATGTGGAAAAGCAGTTCGATTAGGATGATTGATAGGTCTTAAATCAATAAACTCTTTATCTATAACAAAGTCTGTGAGTTTATCTCGAACCCATTTCTCATGCAGTTCTTGGGCACTGGGATATTTTATTTTTTCTTTTTTTTTTAGGTTTTTATTTTCTCTGTTGAATAATTTGAACATATTCCACCCCCGTAGTCTTTTTCTCATTTTTCATTATATACTTCAACCTTTAGAATAAAAGCAAGTTTATAAAATATTCTAGCCTTATATCTATAATACCTGCTCTCACTATACCCAAGCTCATTATAAAGTTCATAGTCAAATATTTCATCATCCTTCAAATAACGCTTAATAATAATCTCACGCTCTTTAGGGGATAAACGATTAACAGCTTTCCCAATCCACTCAATGTATTTATCACGTTCCCTTTCAAAATCTACAGTTCTAATTGCGATATCCTCAGTTGAAGAGTGAAACTCATTAGTATTTATTGGTGGCACTAATGAGTAAGTTGCAGTAAGTTTAGGCAGCCTTTCATCTGGAACTGTTAATAAGTAAAACCGATACTTTTCAAATGCGGCTTCCACTGCTTTTTTTGTTTCTTCACGATTTATTTCAGGAAGCACAAAGGACAATTGATTCAACATGACTCCCCCCATTTAATGTTATAATAAATTTGCCAATTAATTACTAGATAGGAGAAATCCTGTCTTTTTTTCTTTGTAATTAACTACTAACTTTTATGGAGTGTTTTTATGGATATTAACTGGACTACAGTTCTAACTATAGCTGGAGCTTTTGGTGCTGCTTCCACAGCTCAAATTGTTTCACATCTATTAACACAGAGCAGAGATGAAAAAAAATATAAAAAAGAATGTCTGCAGAAACTATATTCTCCTTTAATTTTTAAAATAAATGATTATCTAAATGCTGAAAATTTAAATGCAATAAATAACAGTGAAACAAACAATTTAGATACAAACAAATTATTCAAAGAAATTACTGACAAAATTAGTGATAATTTAATGTATGCTACTACTGATTTAATATTGGCTTACGAAGACCTTAAAAGCATTTCGACTTATGGTCTCGATGAAGATGAAAATAAAGATTTTATAATGCTTCAAAGAATGGAAATATGTAGCGTCTTTATTTCTCAGTATATGGATATTAGTAAAGACTTAAAAACACTTTCTGAATCGGTAAATGAAAAATTAAATGCTGCATATTTTTTTACACAATTTTATCTATTAATTACTGACTGTATCCCCTTTTATGAAACTGATATTGAGCCCAAAATTATCTTTAATTATTTTCATTTTATTGAATTAGTTATACAACCTCAAAATGATTTACTTGAAAGAATACGGAAGGTTAGGGAAGACCTTTCTCAAGTTACCAAAACTACAGCTCATAAAGACAAACTTTTAATTGAAGAGACTTACTCAGACGCCTTCAATCTGTTATATGAAATTTTCGATAAATTTTCACATGAAGACGCCTCTGATTTCTGGAGAAATATTTTATATAAACATACTGATAGTTTAAAAAAGGGAGAATAAACGATTGAAGATCCCATTATTTTTGGGATTTTCTTTTTTAAAGCTAACACGGAAAAATTTCTCCTACACAATGTTTATCTAATCTGATTCTTCTCTTGATGCCTGATTCTATATACATAAGAAATGTCTGACCGACCCAAAAACCAAAGAAAAATGTTGTTATTTTAAATCATCTTCTTTCACGAATACACCGTTAATCATCTTTCCTTTTCGGTCTTTAATTTCTTGATATGCCAATCCAACACATTCATCAATTTTCAATCCAAGTTGTTCAGACAAAATAACTAATACTACATACACATCACCAATGGAATCTACAATTTGTTTATTGTTATTCTTCGCCATCCCTTGTGCAAGTTCTCCGACTTCTTCCATTAGTTTTAACATTTGCTTGTTTGGATCAGCAGTATTTAGATTTCTATCGACAGCCCATTTTTTTATTTTTGTTGTTAAATCTTTCATTTTATTATTCCTCCAATCATTTTACTTAACAACTTTCCAACCTTTTCTCATGCGACTCTGCAACTCATATTTCTTCAACGGTTCGTATAAGTAAACTGGCCTCCCCTCCTCTAATCGGAAAAGAAGAGTCCATTTCGGCTTTCTCTTAGCCATTGTTCTCATCATCTGAGACAGAAACATTACCTTGCCCATCCACAGAATAAGGAATGCCTTCATGGTCATCCATACTCATTTGTCCTTCTGGAACATCATCCTTTTGTGGATTGCTTTCCATGACTTCTTTAGGAGTTTGATAAGCGTATGTTAAATCAATTAGGAAGTACTGACCGAACTTGTTATATTTCTCAGTGATTTTGTGCATTTGAAGATTATCGTTTTCTTTAGCAGTTATTACGATTTCTTCTGCTTCTTCACGAGTATCTGCATAGTGTTGTTCCTTTTGATTAAGTTGTACTTTTGCCATGTTATTAGCTCCTTTATTAATAATTTTTTTTAAAATTACAAAGCTTTCGTTAAACCTTCATATGCTTGTTTAATTGTTTTATTTTCTTCTTCGAGCTTCCGCACCTTTTCATGTAGCTCCAAGTTTTCTAATCCTACTTCTATATATCTTTTGAAACGACTGTTTCTCTTTGTCACTCTAAGTGTTTTATCCTGCTGCACGATAAAGTCGTGTAATCTTCTTAGAAACATTTCCGATTCATCAGCTGGCCCATTGTCGATTAGATCACGCAGCTGCTCCTTAATTTCATAAAACTCTTTCACGCTTTTTCACTTCCTTCAAAATGGATTCAAGCTCCTCGATGGAAAGCTCATATAACTGCCGACCATCTTGAGTTTTAAAGTAGTTCAACAGGATTAGCTCGCTTTTCAGCTCATTCTTTATTTGTTCAATAGTCATGTTTGTCCACCTTTAGGCATAAAAATTAAAATATGCCTGTCTTAAGATAATGTTTGGCTTGATAGTAAAAATGGTGATATATCAGTTCCCACTGAATTTCTGGTCCAGATAAACAATTTCGAAATTGTATTTTGCTTTAAATGTGTTCAATCTTCCTAACAATGCTTTTGGGTTATACTTTGAGCGGTAGTCACCCTTAAGCATTTTTTCATAACCGTGGATGTCCTCCACAATTAAAGTGAATGGTATTTCTTTTGACCGGATTAACTCGTTTTCAAAGGCCGTTTGTGTATCCTTTTGTAAGTTGCCTGTGATTTCATCCATATGTGCTTTTCTTTCAACGCGACTATTTAAAAAGATATCTCGTGAAATGCCTAATTCTTCATTTTTCGGAATCATGCAGCCATAATCACCAGTATCCAGCTTTTGAATTTTAATTGGAATTTCCTTCTGGCGAAGGTACTCCAAGATATGGCCGTTAACATTCTCACGAGTATCAATAACGATTGTGAGAGTTTTGAGTATTTTATTTAATTCCGTATCCGTGTAATGATAGGAAATCAATTACTGCACCTTCCTTGCATATGTAACAGCACGTTGATAAAGTTCATGTGCCATTCCATTCGATTCATCATTTTCAAATTGACGGTAATCGTCATATATGTCATTCCATCCGTTGTTAGCAAGTACGATCATCCAATCATTGAACATATCCAATGATTCTACTTCTGTACAAAGCCATTCGTTTAATTTCTGATTCTGCTGCCAGCCACAAATCTGATGAACCATTTTCATGAGTGTGACTTTCTCATTACTTTCGATTGTCCAGGACTTGAACCAATCATCAATTTGTTGAAAGTTTTGTTCAGCAGCTTGCATTACTTCTGCCGGAATTAATTCCTGCTGTTTTATCGCAATACGGTTATCCGTATCATCTAAATAAATGTTGGCTCCTGATTTCCAAACAGCACTCAGTATCTTTAAAACTTGCAATCTACTCACCTCGAGTTACTTTGTCTTATCAAAAGCTACTTAAATTTGTTACTAAAAATACCCCTAAATTAACGAAGTGTTACTTTTTTAACACGTCTTCACCCTTACAGCCCCATGGGTTTCAGGATTCGTGTTACTTTTGTTACCTATTTTGGGCATTAACGCTCCTAATATATATTTATATATTTATATTTTTTGTTATATATATATTTAGTAACAAAAGTAACAAAAAGAAAGTACTATATAGGTTAATCCCTTGATACATAAGGGTTTCAGGAGAATTTAAAGGAGTTATTTTTAGTAACACTTTGTCCGTTTTCTTCATTATTCAGTAACTTTTGCTGAGAAAAAGTATTTTTTCGTTCTATTAAAGTAACACCGTGAATATAATACTTATTTCGACTACCTCGTTCTCGCTTCAGTCCCTGCGATTCCAAAATACGATAAAACGCTCGATTTTTTAATTGGTGCTCCCCATTTTTAAAACACCAGTTAGAATAAATCTCGTACAATTCCTTCGCTTCAATCTGTACATCCTCACGTTTAAAGCAACATTCGAACATAAACGGCCCCAGTATATCCATTTCTTCTTTATAATCACCTGTAGCTTTCATAACACTGGCTGGATCTTCTAGTCCTAACTGCTGCCACTTCATACAACCTTCTATAGCCCAGTTCAAAATGCCAGGCATTTCTAAGCTTATTTTTTCTGGCAATTTCTTATCTCGCTTTTCTTTTGGCAGCTGCAGATTGAATGGGATTAAACGAATCCGTCTCCATATTCCTTCATCAACACCTTTGATTACTGGCTTATGGTTTGTTGTAAAGAAAACCTTGAACTCAGGAATAAACTCGAAATATTCTTGTCTTAGGAATCGGGCAAGTACAGGCTCTCCACCAGTAATTTGCTTAACAAATGCCTCAGATAACTGCTCACCGTCTTCACTTTCAATTGCTGATACAAACCGTGAACCTACTAATCTGGCAATATCATTGTTTGCTCCAGTTTCCTTCTTTTTGATGAAAGTGTCTGACTTCGCTTGTTTCCCGTACTCACCCATAAGGTCCTTAATGGTGTTAATAAAAGTTGATTTACCATTAGATCCTCCACCGATAAGAAACACCATGATTTGCTCTGTTATTTCTCCAGTAAGTGAGTATCCTATAAGCCTTTGCATGTACTCAATCAACTCTTTATCACCTTGAAATATTTGGTCCAAGAAGCTAATCCATTCAGGACATTTTGCTTTCTCTTCAAACGCAATATTAGTGATTTTTGTTAAAGCCAGTTCACGATCATGCGGCTGCAGCTTTCCTGTCTGCAAATCAATAATCCCATTCTCGACATTGAATAAGTACTTATGCCTATCAAAGTCCTCACGTTCTCCTGGCACCAACGGCATTAAGTCCTTGATACTGTTCATGCGGATATTTCTACGCTCACACATGCGCGCCCACTTTGTTTCAGCCTCATCTTCAGACTGGTAAAGACTTCGCAGTACCTTTGCTGTGATACGCTCAATTTCTTTTTTTGTATCTAACTTCCACCTTTTTCCGTCCCATATCAGCCAGCCCATATCTGAAACATATTTAATTACATGGCCATATTCGTAGGCGATACGCTCGGCATTCCCAAGCTCAGTTAAACGGAATTTCTTTTTCGGCTTTTCCTCCACAAGTTCTTCTGTTTCTCCAGTACTGAATTCAAAAGAAAATTCATCGAATTGTTCCCTGTTGTCTAGAATAGTTGTAGCAGTAGCAGAAATAGCAGTACCGATTGTTCTTTCACCATACGTCTCATTTGTTTCTCTAAAGTGGATAACATCCCACTTGTCTCGCATTAGTCCTGTTTCTCGGAACATAGCATCCATTCGAGTGGCTGACTTTCCAGTCCAGAATGCTAGGTGATTACATAGTGCTAAATCACTTGAGGAATGGTCACCATTTATTAGACTTCCGCTGTAAAGGCTTCGTATTTCATCACCATTTTTCGAACGGAATATCCTTTCCCAAAGTGTTTCATTGGATATTTTTATTTCATCCTTCTCAAACTCTGCAAGGTTAACTCTTCCTTGAATGTCCGAATCATCAAAGTACTTTTCAAACACTTCCGCAAGTTCATCTGTACGATCATATATCTCGTTAGAATTTTCTCTGTTACCAGTAAAGGTAAAATACCGACCATATGAATAAATTTCTAATCCATGCTTTGTATTCTTTCTGCCAGTACCTAATACTGATTGTGGAAGGTTACCTTTGATTATGATGTGAATACCTTTTTCCGATGGTGAAAATTCTGTGTAACTATCTAATGTGTCGATAATTTCTGTTGCAAAAGCATTAGGTCTACCTTCAACAACACACTTGTCAATATCTATTCCGATATAGTTGTCCTGACGACTAAAGACAAATCCAATTCCGTCATAATTTCCTTCTAAATAAAATTTCACCGCAGTTGCAAATGTACTCCAAGTACTCCGATTATTGGCTTGTGCCATTTCTCCATTTACTTGGCAAGGGACTTTCGTGTATCTTCCGTTTTTCTTTTCCGACTTCCATAATATCCATTGAGGCAGGGCTTTTAGTTCGGCAGGGATTTCGTTAAAATTGTATGGATTTTCTTTCATTGCGCCCTCCGATTTTATTAGTTCATTTCACCGTTATTTTTCTTCTACAATCCAACCGTTTAACCTTGCATATTTCAACTTTCTTGAATATCTGTATTTCCACTCATCCCACTCTTTTGTTCTTCCAAGTGAAGCAAACACGTCTTGATTTTTTTCTCTTTCAAGAATTTCACCGACCCATTTAGGGACTATAGGCCTGTATATGTTGTTCATTTTGCACTGCCTCCTCTGTTTTTGGGTATAAAAAAGAGAAGCTAGTACAATACCAACTCCTCTATTCAGTTTCTTAGAATGGTAGATCCTCATCGCCGATTTGAATCGCTGGACCTACTTGAGCTGGCGGATTAGCTGATGATGGATTGTAATAGCTTGCTTTTGCATAGTTATTTCCATCATTACCTTTTTCGTGTTTCACACCAATTTCCAAATTCTTACCGATTAATTGTTTTGCCATGTCTTCACAAGAAGTAAATACATGGTTATTTGCAAATCCAGCAGCTTTACATAAAGATTTCACAATACCTTGAGCTGTTGGGTGTTCAAAAGTGAAATTGTTGTACAGTATCTTTGCACCTTGTGATTCTTGCGGAACATCTGAACGAATTTCAAAATCGACAACTAACATGTCTTTTTTAGCTTGTGTTAGCTTAGCAACTGCATTGATAATTACTGCTTCATATTTACCTGGCTTTGGTAATTGGAACCCTTTTACTTCTTCTACTTCTTCCATTTTGAAAAATGACATTATTTATTTCCCCCTGTGTTTTCATTTGTGGATTGCATAAGTAATTCGTTTTGAAGACAACCTTTACGGTCATCTAAATGGTTCTTAGCAAAAACGCTTTGATTACCTTCCAGCATAAAACCTCGTGTACCATCTGCTTTTTTTACTAATTGGGCCACTACATGAGAAATGCCCATTATATGATTTACAATTTTGTCTCGGATATCAGGAATAAACTGATTGTATTTTGTACCATTTTCCTCAGTAATTTCTCGGGTTGTTTCCCAAGCTGTGAAAATGATATTTGCATCTAAAGTGTTGAATGTCTCCACTAACTTTAATAAATGGTTATCCAATAATGCATAGTCCTTTAATTCAGGCATACCACTTTTAGTGTTTTCGCCTTTCTTAAGCAACCACAATTTTTGATAGTGTGTTAGATTATCAATAAAGATGTTGTCATAATTATTGATGTTTGCTTTGGCATGTCCAAAGAATTCCAGAATGCTGTCATGTGGCTTTGTACCATCAATAACTGCAACATCTACATTTGAATAACCAGAGAGAACTTGGCTAGTACCATCAATATCAAGCACCAATGTTTTACCTTTCAATAATCCAGCTACAGTTGTTTTTCCATTACCAGGCTTTGAGTAGATTATGATTTTAGCTTTTTTACTTTTACTTATTTGGGCACCGTTTGTTGTTTGCATTAACTTACTCCCTTCTTTTCATCTAACAGACCAAGACGGTACGCATCTTTCACTACCTTATGGCCTACGAGATGACCTCCTACAGTATTTGCATAAGGAGATATCTTTCCTTGGTAATATCCTGTTTCTAATTCCTGTTCGGAAAATGGATGACCAGGCATGAGAACTGCTCTTGTTGTAAACTGCACTTTCTTCTTAGCCCATTTAAAATAACTACGTTTTGTTTGCAGATAAATAGTTGCACCGTTTCTATCTTTGTAATACCAGTCGTGAAGTTCAGGTCCAATCTCACTCGCTCCACATCCATCACAATGATATGGACCACATTGAACCATTCCTACACCAACATCTACGAAATCGGCATACATATCATTTTTGCAATATGGACATTCCTGTGTAGGCTCATCATAAGCACCCATGCTTAAACCTCCACACTATAACTAACGGATGCCAGCTTTACTGAAACACCAGGAACAATCTGTCCATTGTCATCCAAAACTACCTTCTCACCACTGATATCCACAATCTTGAATGTCTTTTTGACATCTGCCCATTTCACGGACTGTTTTACAAATTCATCAAGACCATTTTCAAGTACATAATTGAGTAGCTTGTCTTCATCAGCTTTCTCAACTACTTCTTTACTTGCTCTTGTTTTAGATTTTCCATAAGGTGTGCTGATTGTTTTAGCTTTAGGATCTTCTGCAAGTTTCCCAGAATGATATTTTTGTATTAACGCTTCAAAGAAACTTGTGCTATTTGTGATAGAAGACAATTCGCCTTGCTCCCACTGAGAAATGCGATCCCTTTCAACATTGGCCAGCTGTTTGATTTCTTTTTCTTTAGTTTTCAGTGCTGCCAATTTGCGGAATACCCAATTCAGGCTATCCAGGTCAGTAATTTCAAACTTATTTTCAGTGGACTCCAAAGACTCAATATCCTCAACTTCCATTAATTCGAACTTTTGCAATGCATTCATTATTTTTCCTCCTTAAGGACTTGGTCCAGATATTCATATATTTCAACAAGATCATCATAAAAGTTACTGCCACTTAGATTTCTTTGGTGTTGCTCTAGAAACTTGAAAAGTGGCTCAAGCTTATCATTCACAGGGCTAAAAACTGTTCTATCTTTTGCATCAAAATAAGGCATTTGTCCTCCCCCTGTTGATTTTTTATTTGTTAATGTTTAAACTGTTACTAAGTATTGTTATATCAATGGGTAGACTCATATGGGCGTATGGGTCTATTTTTTATATTGCCTCATAACACTGCATCTGCTGTTTTTCGATTAAATATTGTTTAACATTGGATTGAAGAACAGTATCTTTTCCAAACACAAAGTAGGTATCCCCTTCACAAATTTCATCTCCAAAAACATCTTCAATTGGATAATCTTCAATTTTTCGCATATGTATCACCTCCCTCAAGTAGAACTAAAACCTTTCAACAATTTCTGCATTGTTGGTAAAAAGGAAAGTCTATTTAGCCTTAACGGTTAGAAGCAGCTACAATTAATTTTGTTTTTTCTTCTGAGTTAAGTTGTAGCCATTCAGCTGGTCTAATTTTCATTTGTTTTTTTTCCTTCCTCATAAAGGTTAAGGTATTTTTCACTTTCTTTAGTGGCCCAAATAGCTACTTGTATTCTGTTTTTTTTATACATTGAAATAGAAAAATTAATAAACATTTCAGCTTTTTCTAAGAGCATTTAATCACCTACCTAGTCTGTTGGTTGTTCCTTAATCCAAGTTAAGATGAATTGCTCTGCTTCTCTTGTAGGGAAATACCATTTCCCTCCGACTTTATATTTAGGAAATCTAGAATCATAAAAGAATTTTTCTTTGATGCTGTTTTCGCTCATATTCGTTTGTTTTATGAGTTTTTTCATATCCCAAAGTGTAGATCTTGATTCTAAGTCATTTAGTCTTTTCTCTAGTTCCTGTAAAAACAAATGCTCGACATAATTTTCATCAACTTTTATATTTATCAATAAAATCACTCCACAACTTGTATTTCCGTCATTCTTAACAAATTCAAATCCATTTCAATACATGATGCAATTTTGTACAATGATTCAGCACTTGGCATATATCTTCCTTTTTCTATATCTGATATATAACTTCTAGATAAACCTGTAGATTCAGAAATATTAAGTTGTGTAAGTTTTTTCTCTTTTCTTTTTTCCTTTATAAGAGCTCCTAATTTCTCTTTATCTAACACTTCATCACCTCCATTGAATGTTATTAATTTCTATAACCAGATTGTATTGTATTCACGACAAAATGTAAAAGTTCAAAAAAGCTTAAATTCAAGCAAAATTGAACATTTACGAGAAAAAGAACGGTATACACGTCATTTTACTTAAAAATACTTGTATTTACGTCTTTTTTAGTATTGTATACCCGACATCTATTTGTTTATAATATAAATATCAAGTCGGAATTACCGACAAAATCGGAGGAACTAATTAAATGTCAATTGGGGATAAGATTAAATTACATAGAAAGAACGCTAAGTTAACTCAAGTCCAATTAGCTGAAAAAGCGAATATGTCTAGATCATATTTAGCTGACTTAGAAAGAAACAGATATAATCCAAGCTTAGATACTTTAACAGCAATTGCTGATGCTCTAAATATTAATTTAAGTAATTTAATTGATGATGAGAAACCCTTTAATCCAGAATTAAATGAAAATGATGAAAAGGATATTCAAAAAGAGTTACAAAAAATGATTGATGGTTTAGAAGGAAAAAATGGTTATGCACACTTCAATGGTGAATCAATTGAAGGTATGGATCAAGAAGATAGAGAGCTTTTAATTGCTTCTTTAGAAAATTCACTTCGGATAGCAAAACGCCTTGCCAAACAAAAGTTTACACCTAAGAAATACAGAGATTAGGAAGTGTAGGGGTTATGGAGTACATAGAGAAAAAGGTTAAATCCTTAATCATAAAACATAACACTACCGACCCAATTAAGTTAGCTGAATCGTTAGGCATTGTTGTCGTTCACGAAGACTTGGGTAATACTTTAGGTTTTTACAGTAAACACTTTAGATTTAAGTTTATTCATCTAAATGAAAAGCTTGGTAAAGAGAAATTAGAGTTTGTTTGTGCACATGAGTTAGGACATGCTATTTTACATCCAGACTCTAATACTCCTTTTCTTAAGAAAAACACTTTATTTTCTACAGATAAAATTGAAATGGAAGCAAATATCTTTGCCATGAATTTATTGTTTAAAGAAAAAGATTTAAATTCTCAACTAACCATAGAGCTTGCCTTAAACAAGTATGGTATTCCCCAAAAGTTGTTATCTAAATTTTTTTAACAATTAAACAGAACATGCATTCTGTAAGGGGGTGTTGTACTTTTATTTTCGGAATAAGTTTAAATTATGATTGGAGGGTATTAAACATGGCTACATTTCACAAGTATAAAAAAAAGGGTTCAAACAAGGATTTCTGGGAGTACAGAATATATTATCAAGATCCTATAACAAGAAAAACTAGAGAAAAGTCAAAAAAAGGTTTTAAAAGTAAGCCTGAGGCAAAGTTAGCAGCTGAAGAAATGGAACGATTAATAAGGGAAGGATATGAACAAACCGACATCTCACTTAAATCCTTTTTGGAGGAATGGTTAATCGAATACAAAAAAGGGACTGTTCGTAAAAACACTTATGAATTACATGAAAGGAATGTCAAAAATCATATTATTCCTTACTTTAAAAACATTCTCTTGAAAGATATAAAGCCTATGCTGTATCAAAAATTTATAAACTCTTTACATGAACGTGGATATAGTAAAAGAACAGTTGAAATAATTCATGGTACTATGTTTAATGCGTGTGAAAAAGCAATAATACTTCAAAAAATTGAAAAGAATCCTTGCTCAGGAGTTACGATAAAAGGAGAAGAAAAACAACATGAAATTAAATTCATTGAATCCGAACACATTTCAAATTTTCTCAAAGAAGCTTATAAAGACGATTATATTTATTGGATATTTTTTAAAGTGTTAATTGAGACTGGTATGCGAAAAGGAGAAGCAGGTGCACTACAATGGTCAGATGTTAATCTAAAAGATCGTACTATTGCCATTAGCAAATCACTCGACTTTAAGGAAGCATACAGTAATCCTGACGAAATGTTTGGAGATGTTAAAACATATCGTTCAAACAGAACCATTACTATCAGTCAAGGTCTTGCTAATGATTTGCACTTTCACAAAAAAATGCAAAATCAAAACAAATTAGCTTTAAATGAAAATTATCACCATGATTTAAATTTGGTACTATGCCGTAGTGATGGGAATTATATGCCTAAATCGACTCTTGCTAATGCCTTTCGAAGGATTATAAAAAGTGCTGGGTTGCCTCCCCTTCCTATTCACTCAACTCGTCACACACACGCTGTACTACAAATGGAAGCTGGTGCAGATATGAAATACATTCAGGAAAGATTAGGTCATGGAAGTATAAGTATTACCTCTGATGTTTATTCTCACATCAGCAAGAAGATTGAAAAAGAAAGAATGAACAAATTTGAAGAACATATGAAAAACGTACTTGAATAAATTTGTTGAAACAAAATCGGGCATTTATCGGGCATTTAAAAGTCACTTCAAAATGACACTTCTATAACAGAAATAAAAAAAGCCCCGGTATTAGATATACCAAGGCTTCTTCCTCTTAATACATTTCCATGTATTGATCTCTTTCCCATGGATGCACTTGTGTGCGGAACATATCCCACTCAATCTCTTTAGCTTCTACAAAGTGTACGAAAATATGCTCTCCTAAAGCGTCAATCATTGTTTGATCTTGCTTTAGTTCTGTTAATGCG